TCATCTGCACGCTTCACGCACGTTGTTGTCGAGCTGTTGGAGCAACTCGTAAGTTCGGCGCATACCTACTGCTGTCAAGGTACTTTCGCGCGAGGCCTTTGCGGCGTCGCAAGCAGCAGCATTACGCCCACCGTCAAGACGTACACGGTGGACCGTAGCACCGGTGCGTGACGTGCCGGCTAGCTTAGACAGATAGCGGGAATCCGCCTCGCCCTGCTTGCGCTCGTAATATCGACGCCATAACTCTTCGTTCGTAGGCGGCGCTTCCGGCTTCGCGTCCCATGTCTTGGCCTGCTGATAGCCCGCTGGGCAAGGGCCACTGTAGAAGCCCACCGCTCCGCCCTTGCCTACGCATTTGTTGACGACCTGCGCCGAAACACTGCCGCACATCAATGCGGCCGTAAGCAGCAATCCTTGTCGCATCGCTCCATCCATCCCCCTCAGGACTGAGACGAGCGTAGCAAAACTGGCCACGAGGTCAACGAGGGGCGGATTCGGCCCGGACGGCTTCGATATCGCCGTAACCGCTCACCTGTGGGGCGCTGATCGTTGCACCGGGCAAAGCGTTATCCGTAGGGGGCGTGCCCCCTACACCCCCGCGCGAGATCTCCTGCTGCATCAGCTGCCGGCGCTGGGTCGCTTCGTCGAGGCGGCGGCGGTCGCCCTGCACTTCGTCCAGAAACGGCTCGTACTGGCCGTCAAGCGCGATCATGCGGCAGCGGTTCTGCTCGATGACGTGGCGCGTGCCCTGCTCGCTCAGGCACGTGCAGCCATCGTGCCCGTCATGGCCGGACGCCATGCAGAACACGCGCGGCGCCTGCATCGGGACGTTGAGCTTGTCGTAGGCCGGCGCGGTCCACGGCTGGCCCGGGATGCGCGGCGTCAGCCACGCCACGTAGTCACTTTCTCGGGACGGCGCTGCGGGCGTCGGTATGTCCGTCGCGGCCACCGTCGCTGGCGCTCCGTTAGCCGCTCCGTCCTTCGTTGCGACCATCGCGGCGGGATTGGACTTTCCTGCGAGCGAGTCTTCCACCGCGCCGAACTGATGCCAGGCGCCGTAGGCCGTCGCCGGCAGGCCAATCGCAAGCGCGATGTAGTACCACGGGATCTTCTTCTCCACGGTGTCCATGACCGTGGACTCGTAGAGCCCCATCGGCCGCTTCGGCAGCTTGACGCGCTTGAGGATGAGCGGGCTCGCCTTCTCCGGGTTGCGCTCGAATCGGTCGAAGATCCGCAGATGTGCGAACGGCAGACCGAAACGGCGTCGCACGTGGATATGCCGCTCAATCAGGTCGTGGACGAACTCGTCGACCTGCTTGGCCGGCGACTGTGACACGAAGATGAAATCTAGCCCGCGGTGACGGTGCTTCGCGAGCTCGCGAACGTGGTCCGGCACCTTGGAGCCAGGCGGGCGCTTGGGCAGCATTTCCGACTCGTAGGCCTCGTCGATGAAGCACACCGCGCCATCGGGCAGGAAATTCATCCAGTCGCGGAACTGCTCCGGCGTGATCGGGAGGCAGCGGGCGGTTTCGTGCTTGAACCCGCGCACGTTGCCGACGAAGACCAGACGGCCTTCGTCGCGGAACTTCAACGCGTGGTCGATCGCGTGCAGCGTCTTTCCGTGGCCCGGCTGGCCCGTGTACCAGTAGATCATCGCGACGCCCCCGGCAGCTGATCGGCAACGCTCTTGGGCACGATGAAGACCTTGCTCGCGAGGCGGATCGACAGCGCGCTAATGACCATGGTCATGAACACGTCGAGGCCGATTGCGCCGGCAAACTGCACAACGACAGGCGGCATCGCGGTGGCGTACTGCGAGAGCGTGCCCTTGAGGTCCGGCAGGAACGCCGACATAGAAATCATCGTCAGGCCGAACACGCCCAGCAGCTTGGCGACGAGCAGGCCGATGCCATCGCGGAAGGACGCGAACACGAAGCGACCAACGGCGGTCGCCATATCGGCAATGAAGCTCAAGGGATTCATAGTCACTCCATCAACAAGCGGATTGAGATAAACGCGCCCATCAGCAGCAGAATCGCGCGGCACATCGTCACGAACGGGCACCACCACGCGGCGGTGGAGAGATCCACCTGCGTGAAGCTCAGATCGACCACGCCCATCTGCGGGCAGCTGCCGGCACCACCGAGGAAGCCGCCGACGTCGAGGTTGTCCAGGCTGAAGGTCTTGGCGATGAATCCCGGCTCATCGTCGCCCTCGCCCTGCCCCGGTTCTTCGGTGCCGTTCGTTTCGGTCCAGTCGGGACGCTTGTTCCCGTTCGTGTCGTCGCCGCAGATCTGAGCGCGCATCGCGCGAAGCTGCTGGGCGCTGGCGTGCGTGCCCTCGACGGTGAACGGATTGGCGCAATCGCCGACGTCGCCCGTCACCTTGACCGCGTTTCCGGCCTCTACGGCGCAGCGCGTTTGCCACGCCTGATTGGCGACCATGCCCAACACCTGATCGCCGGTGACGATGGGCGGGCTCTTGCAGTCGCCACCACCAGACGCGGTGCCGTCGCCGTCCCCTTCGTCCGGCTTGCCACTGCCGTCGCTGGGCTCGCCATCGCCGGACGGTTTGCCGCCACCGTTGGCATCGGTGCCGTGCTGCGTCTGGAAGTTGGTCGTGGTGGTCGTCGTCGTGGTGGTGTTGTTCGTCACCTGCGTGACGATGGGCGGACCCTTCTGCTGCAAGTTGTCACCGCTGGGCAAGCTCAGGTTGGGCGCGATGGGCGTTTCGCCCGCGTTGCGCTTCTGGCGCACGTCGTCTTGATTCTTGTCGCCGACTTCGCTTGGCCCCCAGCAGAACTGCATCGCGGTGCCGATGGGCCCCTTGTAGCACTGCTGACCGTCCTGCTTGACGCACGCGGTCTGGCCATCGCCGAGGTCCTTGCACATCTGCGGGTCGTCCATGTTCGGTGTCGGCTGATTTACCGAGCAGGCGTTGCCGGTCGGCGTCCAACCCTTCGACATGGTGATGAACTGGCTGCCGTTGAAGCTAAGCGTCGTGCCGCCATCCGGCGCGGTGAACTCGCAGCCGTCGATGCAGGCGGCGGTAGCGGTGCCGCTGATGAGTCCCTTACCGAGCGCGGACTTGTCCAGGCACCGGTCGCGGCTGTAGCAGCTCTGCGTGGCATCGCTCCACGTTTCGCCGGGCGGACAGACGTCACCCACGAACTTCCAACCGTACTGGTCTCGCGTGGCGCCGTTTCCCGAGCCTTCATAGTTGCACTGCGGATCGACGTTCACGTCGGTCGCCGTCGCAGTGATCTTGAATTGATTGTTGGCCGCGTCGAGCGTGCACGACTGGCGCGTGTACTCAAGGTACCAACCGCCGGAATCGGGCTCCGCCATCTTGCGTGCGGTGCTTTCACACGCCGTTTTCGCAGCTTGGAATGACGGGTACACCACTCCGACGCCCGATGCGTTGATGCCGTCCGTCCACGTGGGCAGCCCGCAGTACTCGCGAGCATTTGCGCCGAACGACGCGAGCAACAGGACGCCGAGCACAATGAGCGCGCGCATCAGATGGCCTCGTAGGCGAGCCAGACAGCGCCGAGAACGGCGACGATGACGAAGTACCCCATTACTCCCTCCTTGAGAGAGAAGGGCCGCGCGTGGCGGCCCTCCCTCCCCTGCTCTGCACGGTGTCGATCAGCGGGCCTTCTTGACGTAGGCCCACAGCAGCAGTACGCCGACGATGGCGGCGAGGATCACGAGGATGCCGCTCACCTTGTCCTTGGCGTTGGTCACTTCGGCGGTGATCGCAGCGCCCACGTCCGATGCCTGGGCGAAGGCGGCGGCCGAGTAGAACGAAGCGGTGACCAGCGCGGCGGCGCCGGCGATCTTGTTGCGCAGGCTGCGGGCCTTGTCACGGGCGCGCAGGGTCAGCGATTCGACGTTGTTGCGGTTCATGCGGTTTTCTCCTGAGGGTTTTGGTTGATGCCACTACGACTGCGCGGCGCGCCTGTAGAGGCGGAAGCACAGCCCGACGGTCCAGCACAGCACGATGGCGAGCGCCACCTGTGTGCCTTCGGCAAGTGAGAGCGGCGGCAGCACTTGCTCGGGTTTCTCCACCCAAACGGGCACCGTGCAGGTGCCGTCGAGCGCGATGTGCTCGGCGGCGCAGGCTTGTACGAGCACGGTGCCCATGAGGGTCAGCCCGCCTTGGCGAGTGCCGGCTTGGCTTCGATGCGGGTGAGCTTCGGCTTGCGGGCGAGCTTGAAATCGCCGAAGTCGCCGACGCTGACGTTGGCTTCCAGATCCAGCTCGTACTCACCGACCGGGTACGGCGGTTCCTTGCCGAGGTCGAGGCGGACGCGGTTGCGGAAGAACGCGTTCTCGGCGGTGGCTTCCTGCGTGCGGATCGTTCCGGAGCGGTCGCCCTTGCTCCACTGCTTTTCATCAACGTGCGTGTTGGTGATGGTGATCTTCATGGCTATGCGGCCTCTTGGGATGGGATGGTTTGAAGTTGGGCGCGTACGAGCGCCGGGAGGTCGCCGACCACGTTTTTCATTCGTCCCGGGCGACCATCGCGGACGACGTGTTCCATGAGGAATTCCACGGCGTCGTCGCCGAGGGCATCCATGACGAGGTTCAGCGCGGTGCCGGCCTGATTGCGCAGGAAGCGCACCATGGCCTTCGCGCTGGCGTTGACCATCTGTTCCTTGGTCAACAGGCGTTCTGCTTCGCCGACGACGTACGCAGCGAGCATCGGATAGGAGCCTGCGAAGTACTTGCCGGGATTGCGCAACACATCGTTGGGCAGGTCGATGCGCTTGGCGTACAGGCGCAACTCGCAACGCGTGTGCCCGCTCTCGGGATCGCCTAGTTGCTTGCCCTTCTCGTAGATGTTCAGCTGCTTGTGGCCGCGCTGGCCCACGTAGAAGGAGCAACCCTTGTTGCTGCCGCAGTCATCGACGTACTGCGCTTGCGGGGGACGGCCGTTCATGACGAACTCGCCTCGGTCGTAGAGATCGCGAAAGGTCTGGAGATTGAAGGTCTCGCCCGTGAGGTCATCGATTGCGATGTCCACGTGGCTGATTCGTGCGTCGAGGTCGTCGAGGACGTTTGCGACTTGCGGCCAGCTGCGCACGTGCTGGCACCCTTGGCCGGACAGGCTGATACAGACCTTGCCCTCGTCGTCCAGGCCGATCTTTCCGCAGACGGAGCCGGTCTCGTCGACCATCGTTGCGGAGCGCGGGTAGAAGTTGAAAACGCGGTCTTGGATCGGACCGACGACGATGGCGCTGCCCGTGCCGAACACGTAGCGGACCAGATCGCCCAGCGGCATCTTGCGGGTGAGCTTTTTCGCCTTCTCGCTGTCGATGACGACGACGCAGAAGTCGATGATGGGGGCCGTGAGTGTGGACTTTTGGCCCGTGTTACTACCCGGGCCAATCGCGCTGTTGGCTGCCTGCGCTGGTGAAAAGGCCGCGCTCAT